CATTATTTCTTGCTGCTCTTAGTCTTCCTTCCATTAATCCTAATTGATTAACTACATTCTCACCAGCCATTACCATATTCTCAAGAATTCTTTGTTTAAGTGCATATTCATAATATTCATTACAATACGGATGATCAAGAACTAAAAGTTCTCCTGATCTATTTTCTAAGGCACCTTGATAACTAATATATACCTTTCCTGAAGCAAAATTTGTAAGTAAATATCCATCTTTAATTTCAGCAATATCTGCTGATTGTACATTTATATTAGGACAATCACAAACTATTCCTGTAGTATTTGCAATTCTTAATGGTAAAAATACAGTATACTCTCTAAACTTAGCTGGTCCAATATATTGAATAAGTGTGTATTCCTCTGTATCATCACATGTTTTAACAACACATACATCTTTACATTCAGGATCATCACAAGGACCTGTATAACCCGGTGAGGGAACATATTTTGGTTGTGTAGTATCAACGTGTGTACCAGAAGGTGGAGTTACATTTACAGTATAACTACCACAAATTGCTCCAAAATTCAAAACATAAAAATCATTAGGTAGTTTACCTTTATTATTTTCTACATCTATAATAGCGTCATGCCATCTATGAATTTTTAATCCTAAATCATAATTAACTCTAGTAGCTACTTTAATTAATTGTTGAGGTTCTATCATCCCCTCAAGATTATAAGTATTAAAATCTATTTTAACACTTTCTAAAAGTTCATCAAACTTTCTATATTTATGTGATACACTCATTATCTATTTGGATTTATTTTATTATCAGAATCTTCACCAGGAATTTTTAATGTATTTAATAATATATTTAATATCTGTCCTTCTATTTCTGCAAATAAAAATTCTGGGATATAAAAATTTTGTAAATATCTAGGAACACACTCATCCTCATCACAATTCCATGTTGAAACATCTCCTTCAAATACTCCTTCAAGCTTAATAGCATCCCATTCAATATTTGGAAAATAAAGATGATCATTTAAAAACCAATAATACTTGGTAGTATTATATTTAAAAGTGGTAGTCTTTGTCATAGAAGTGTATGTAGCAGGTGTAGTTGGTTGAATCTCTTGAGAACCATCAATAGATGAAACTGTTCTAATTAAAGGCCCCCAATAACCCTCCATAAATGTTGGCAATTTATCCTTAGTTCTTTTAATGGTGCAACCACTTAAAATTCCAGTACATTGAGCTTCTATCTTATCTACCTCCTCAAGTTCCACAAAAGGAAGGGCTTGCCACACACTATTAAACTTCATTAGTTTATTAGCATGATCTTGCCTTCTCATATATAGCTGTCCATATTTAAGAATAAGGCTATAAATATATCTATCTGTCATAAAGGCATCCTGAACTTCTGCTTTTATTTGACCTCTAATTCTTGATATTACTTCTCCTATCTTAGTCATCTTGTTTATTTTTTATTTTTGACTATATCAGCTACTCTAATTTTACTTTGCATTCTTACGTACTTCTTCCACTGTTTAGGATATGTCTTTGCTACAGCTCTTTTAAACTGTCTAATTGCTATAAATTGCCATAACTCTCTAGTTTTAAATCTATACTTAGGAGAATAGTTTGTATAAAAAATCTTTCCAACATTACCATCTGTATCCCAATTTTTATTTTGAATTACTTTACCATATTGTTTTGACAACGCATAATCTACATTAACTTTTTTAGCTGCAGGACATGTCCCTATAAATAAATACCCTAATGAATCTGGTAACTCTACACCATCTCTACATGCTATAATATTTTCCCATATTTTACCATTAAACACTTTAACAACACTTTTTAATTTATTGTTATCTATACTAGAATATGCAGGGTGTTTATCTTTAAACTTCTGTAATACTTTAGAATTTAATAAACTTAAAACTTTCTCTCTGTATCTAGCTTTACTTAAATCTGGAGCCTTATAGTTATTTATCATATTCCTCACACTATAATTTACAAAAAATTAGGGAGTTATAAAAGTTTATTCGGGAGAATAAGTAAGTTCACATATTTCCCCTTTATTTGGACTATGTAGTGATAATACTCCTGATCTTCTAGAGCCAATGAATTTATTATGATAATGCCAATAATCTGTCTTTGATAAACTAGGTAATATCTTTAACATAAATCCTGTATTTTCACTTGTTGTTATATACTCAATCTTCTTCTTATGATGTAAATGTCCTGTATATAAAGTTCTATATAAAGTTTTACCCCATTCTTTTGGATATTCCATTGAATATACTAATAAAGAATTCTTTGTATTAACTTCCCCATGTTCAAAAGCAAAGAAATTATCTCCATATATAAATACTTTTCTTTCAAGATATACTACATCCCATAGTATATTTGGATCTTTAAAACATTTTGATAGAGCATGAGCTAGATGAAAAGATGATAATCTGTCATGATTTCCTGGAATATATATTATTTGTAATTCATCACAAAATTGTTTAAGATAATTTATACTCCATTGTATTGCATCAAATGCTTGCATATAAGCATCTGTAGCTGTCATACAGTTATCTAATGGTGTTCCACTAGTGGTGGTACCACTCCATGTATCCATGTTGATTAAATCACCTCCTATGACATAATATAATTTTTCTAGATGATGAGAATTTGTAGATCTTTCTGTAAGATCTATTATTGTTTCCTCAAAGTCTTTATCTATAGTTTCATTACCTTCTTTACCAAAATGTATATCCTGTAATGACAAAACTCCAGCTGTCTTTACTTTACCTGGAGTTTTTATTCTTTTTACTAAATTATGTTTCTTTGGTTGAAAGTTTTTTAATAATTCTGCTACATCATCAATTTCATTATCTTTTATCTTTGTAACCATTGCAGATACTCTCCAATGATCCCCCATTTGTTTATTCCAATAACTAGATAATCTCCATTGAGTAATATCAATATTGAGTATCTTAATTATTTCTTCAGGTGATTTTGCTTCAGAAGAACTTATTGTCTCCATTTTTGCCTCACCTTTTTCTAGATTATACTCATATGAAGTAGATCCTTCTTCTACTAATTCTTTAGATCTTATATAATCTTTTAACGAGATATAATCATTTATTGTGATTCCTAATCTCTCTGCACAATATTCAGAGCTTTTTTTCCATTTAATTGAAGCTTTAATTTTTTCTAATAGAGAATCCATTTATTTATTTTTTGGTTATACGGTACAAAGATAATAAAAAAATGTTAATAAAAAAAGAGGCCCTGTGTTAACGCAGAGCCTCTTACAATTAAGTTTAGGAAAACCAATAAACCTTCACTTTCTTGTTTTATTTTTACAATGTTGAAGCATATATTGATACTGAAGGACATGTAGTTCCAACAGGTTCAATGCTAAACATATATTGTGTAGCAGGTAATAAACTAGTTACATTATAAGAAATTGCAGTTGTAGCTAATGCAGGAGTTATATCTGTCCATCCTGGATCTGAAGGTGCTTTCATTCTCACCATTAAACCTGTTCCACTTCCTGTATATGTATCCCAATTTAAATGTATTGTAGTAGTTGTTATTGGACCTGTTAATAAATTATGTACCATATCAGTTACACATGCAGGATTAGACATAAATATTGCTATTTGTTGTAATATACCAGAAAGTCTATCTCCATGATCTATTACAAAATTATTACCTCCAATATCTACTTCAAAAGTTGGTCCACAATATGAAACACAATCTGCACAATAAATTTCACTACAAGGTTCACCTGAAGGACAATCTGCTCCACTATAACTACATGGTGTTGCAAGAGCATGATCTGCACAACCACATTTTAATTTATTACAATTACTACATATTGCACAACCCATTTTATATTATTTTTTTATTATTATTTATTTTTAACATGGGAAAACTACTGTTATATTAATCCAATGAGGAACTGTTGTACTATATTCTGCATTCTCTACAGTTCCTGGACATTGTGACCACCAAGTTCCATTTTCTAATTCTGTTCCAGGAATAGCATAAGGAGCAGTATATGCTGGTACAGTAGGATCAAATTGAACTCCTGTAGTATTCCATATATCTGTACAAGTTGGACCTGCTGCAGCATTAACATTAGCATTAGCACAAGTATTACCTTGTGCATAGAAAATACTAGTAGAACCCATTCTAGTTAAATATGTAGTTTGTTCACAACATGTATCTTGAATATCTTTAATAGCATCTCTTGCATCTGCCATAACAGCCCATAAATTATGTACACTGTCAGCAATATTCTTAGGATTAACTATTAATGGTATACTAAATGTTGCAGCTGCTAATGGAGATTGTACAGAAGGCTGTGTAGCAACAGCAGTATATAAAGCTGCTGCAATTCCTGTAGCATTTCTTTGATCAACTACTGCCTTATCTAATGCTTTTGTTATAATAACTTCATCTACCAATCCATCTGAACTTACTACACCACTAGAATATAATTTTGGATTTGGTTCTCCTTTTGGGATGGCTCTTAATTCTGCTATACCTTCATTTGATCCATTAATCGCAGCTTGTAGATTCTCCAATGTTGTGTTAGTAGAACAACAACACTCCATTAAATCAGATAAAATTACATCAAGTGTAGAACTTAAACCAGAGTAATTATTTAATGCTTTAAAACATTCAGGTACATCAAAATTACATTTTTTTACTTCTTCACAACTAAAATCTCCTCCACCACCATTGAGAATATTAGTTATTATTAACTGTATTAATTCTTCTAATGTAGTAGCAGGTCCCCCAGTAAGAGTTGATTGATCAATATTCTCTATATTAAATACCGTTCCACCATTTGGATCACAACAATTCTGAAGTATAACTAATTGGTCACATAATGCTGCAAGAACAGCACTAATAGAGTCTCCATTACATATATCTACACAAGGTAAATCTGGACCTTGCCAAATTACACAGTTAGAAGAAATTGCATCACATCCTGTAGGAGGGGTATTAATAGGTATCATATCTTATTTCTTTTTTCAATACTTTATATTATAATATACAAAACATTTGTATCTTTCACAATTATTTATATGGTTATTTGCTAAATACAACTATCACAATTAGCATTATTATTTCTACAATCAAGACATGATGGATCTCCAATAACTGGATATAAATCTTCTTTACAATTAAATTGTAACACGCTATCACAATTATTACTCAAAGCCCCTGTACAACAACCACAATCCATAGTTCCAAATCCAATTTGAAAAGTTGGCTCATTTGTTAGAATTGTATTTATTACAGTATCAAAATCCATACTAAGATCTATAAGTGGATTGGTCGTGCCATCAAATCCTTCATTAAGCTCTAACCAATTTATAAAATTAGCCCAAGTACCATTTGGACCCGTTTGATATATTGCTCCACCACCGTGTGTAAGCGAAATCCCAGTAAGTTGATCTTTTCTAGCATAGAGAGTGGAAGATGTAAATGCAGGACCAGTTATCCCACTACCAGCAGGATACATCATACTATTTATTTGAGCTTCTGATGCTTCACAAGTATTATTGCTCATATTTATATTTTCTGGCACACCATCAGCATTTGGAGTCTCTGACCAAAAATAATTATCACCTATTTCCATATACTGAAGACCATTAAGTGGATCAGCAATCGTCTTCCATATTAAACTAGCAGTTACAGTTGCAGAATTTGTAGCATCAATCCACATTGGACCTAAATTAGTATGATAGGTTACTGGAGCTGATATAGCAGAATCAATTAGACCACCTCTCCATTGGCTAGTAGCCCAAGTATCAGGAACAGCTGCAGGATTAGGAAAATAATTACCAGTTACATCCATTGTTGACCAATCCTTACGATAGAATCCTTGACTATTAACTCCCTTACACGAATCAACTTGCCAAGGTTCAACATTACACTGCCAACTAGATTTACAGCAATTTGGAATTATAGGATTAAAACATTCAGACTGACTATTATATGTTCCTGTAGGGTCTGTTATACAAGTACAATCTGACCAAATTCCATTACAGACACAAGTACCAGCATAAAAAGTTACATGGTCAGCACTCTCATTAAATAGTTTCTGTCTAATTGTAGGAAGATCATCAGTCATAGTAACATTACCTAGTCCTGCAAATATTATAGCAGCTCTAAAATCATCAGCAGTAGTTTGTAGTCCTGTAGCAAAAGAACTAGGCGGTTTTACTTCAATCTGGAGGACATAATATCTTATATAACTTGTATATGTAGGATCCCAACATGGACTATTAGGGGTAGCAAGATTATCTAAGTAAAAATGATCATCAAAAACCAAAGCACCATTACCAGTCTCAAAGAACCATTCTGTTGTACAAGGAGTAGCAAATGGAGCTGGTGTGTTTGGTGAATTAGGCGGTGCTCCACAATATGGTGGTCCAGTATTTTGTACAGTTGTATTCCACATTACAGGATCCGCTGGATCATTATTCCAAAACATCTGTGTTTTTGTATCACAACTATTAGTTCCAGTAAAAGTTCCAGGTTCACATTTCCATTTCTCACAAGATCCATCATCTACTGAAGCACCAGCATTATAACATGGATCAAGAGGATTCATACAACCACAAGTAAAACAACTACCATCATCACATTGTGCATCTGGATCATAATTACATCGTACATATCCTGTAGGAGTATTTGTAAGACCAGTACAATCATATGCAAAACCATCACTAGTACAATATGGTCCTGTTCCTCCTGGACCAGTTCTTCCACAAGTTCCGTCTGCATCACAACCATTTATATCAGGATTTAGAGCAAATAAACTACCTCCAGTATAATCTTCACCATCAGTACAACCACACTCACCACAACAATTAGAGGCATTATTACATGCATCTTCATCTACATGATATGGACCTCCTGATGTTTTTAATGGATCTTCTACACAATCACAAATTGATTCTTCACAATTACAATCTCCTATACTTTCTTTTATTCCTGAATAAGTTCTCATTATAGGCCATGTTGCAGAAGGTGGATTAGGATGAGCAGCAGCTATCCAATATTTTCCCCAATGTGTTGTAAGATCTATACCATTTGGTCCCCATGAAGTATTAGTTGATAATGGATGATTTAAGAAAGTGCTTCCCCACGTATAAGTAGTACCATCTAATGGATATCCAAATAAATCCCAATAAGTATCTGTAGCATTAAAATTAGGTAATCCTAACCCTGCTAAAACACCTGTACTATTTGCCCAACTTATAAAGTTATCTACACCAGAAGACCAACTTGGCCAGGTAGCATTATAGCATCCACCACATGACGTATTAGACCAAGCTGTCATTGCAGCACACCAATTATTAGGCATAACAGTGCCAAGTATAGTTGCACCACAGTTACCACCACCTGAATAATTACCATGTATATTACCAAAAAATGAACCACATTCAGTAGTGCCAGAAGGAATACTAGCAGGATTATCTTCTTTACATCTAGGAATAGGATATCCACTAGAACTATCACATTCCCAACCAAAATAATTAGAAATATCTTCACCTATCCAACTCGTACCATTATTATTATTTAGTGAATCTGAATAATAACCAAGTCTTTGCTGCCTAAAACCACCAGGATAAGGATTAGCATCACTATGACCTTGAGTAGGAGCATAAAAATGATCATCAGCTAATCCATCATCTATACATCCATTAACAGGACTACCTGTTACCCATTCACAAGCACAATAAGCACCTCCACCCCCACCAAGAATCCAATCCTCATTTGCTGTAAATAATAGATCCTTAACATTTTGAAAAGTCATTGTTGTAGAATCAAGAACTTCTCCTGTATAATCTTCTAAACCTAATACTACTTCATGCCATGTGCTATCACGTAAAGGCATAAAAGAATTAGTTGTACTATGATATACTTGAACACCAGCATCAGTAAGGAAAAAATATGCATACTTATTATCAAACATAGAAGCATCAGGATCAGTATGGGGTACTGATGCATTATAATGACTTCTTCCTCCACAATCACAAGCATTTGCAGATGGAGCAGCACCTCCATGAGAAGCAATTGCATTACACCACTGAAGTGTCCAAAAATCTGTATTTACAAAACCATTAGAAAATGTAGTATAATACTCTACCCTGCCTGATGTTCCACCACCATAAAATGCTAAAGTAGGAGCTATATCTATCCTTTCAACACAACTCTCTCTATATACTTGTGAATTACATACCCAATAATATTGGCAACACTCACCAGCACCAGGTCCATCACAAGCTGGAATAGATGTTGTTGTACATCCTGGATTGCTTCCATCACAATCACAATTAGCTGCATTATCATAATTAACTGCTAGTGGATCTTGACAACCATAAACACAGTAATTACAACATGTAGCATAATTAGTACCTCCTGGTATACAAAGACAATCTGCAGTAGGTGCTTGAGCAGGAGTTGTCATTTCTAATCCTGTATCTGCACAAATTGCATAAGTAGTATTTATTCCTGTTAAATCTATACAACCAGCATATAAACATAATCCATTATCTAAATTAGCTGTAGCATCATAATTACATGCACAAACATCCATGCATCCATATCTACTTAATGGCTGACTAATAAATATTGTTATTACTTCTGTACAACCTTCAGAATCCATTACTATTATGGTATAAACACCTGGTCCCAATCCTGTTGCAGAAGATACATTTCCTGGATCAACAAATCCACCCCAACTAGAATTCCAACCATATGTATAAGGTAATATACCACCAGTTGCAGTTATAGTAATTGTTCCATTATCAATACCAAGATCTGCATCTGTATGTACTTCTGTAACAATGAAAGAACCACAATACATGCAAGAACCATCATCTACATTTGCTAAAGAACTATAATTACTTGCAAGAGGATCAGTACATCCCATTAATATTGGTGCTTCAGGAATTATTATTTCTGGTGGACATGCATCAAATATATCATCACAACATACAGCTGGACATTCTTCTGTAACAGTTATTTTTATTTTTTGTTGTCTACAATCACCTTCAGATGTAAGACACCAACATAAATTAAGTATATGTTGAGTATCTACTGAAGCATTAGGAATTACTATATGAAAACGACCATACTCATCAGTTGTACCAAGATTTGCACCATCTAAGATTATATCATAATCTTCAACAGCAACTCCATTCTGATTGACTACAGTTATATACCAACACTCAGAATCATCACATTCCCATCCTTCTGACTCCCAAAATACTTCTATATCAGTTGTAAAAGTTTCTTGTGTAAAAGGTGCCATAGAAACATTAGTTCCCCATCCATAATTATCTAATCCACCATAACCATAAGTAGAAGGAGAACCTGCACTAAAAGGAGGAAGAATGTTAGGAGCTATAGGGGTATAATAAGGATTAACTCTTACATGTCCTACATAATTTTCAATAGCACACATTTTAACACCTATACCATTAGCTCCTCCCATTCCAGGAGAACAATGTGGTGCTGTACCTTGTGTAAAAGTTCCATCTTTAACAGTTTGATTACCACTTGAAATAGCACCTAAAACATGTAATGAAAATGGTTTGTGTCCATTCCAAATAGTATTAGGTTTAGAAGGATATACAAAGAAACTTGCATTATGATCAGCTGATTGACCTATCCAATTTGTGTATGCACTTACAAATGCATTATAATCACCTTTCCAAACAAATCCTACTTCAGAATCTGATCCATCTGTAAGTGTACCCAATCCATCTGTTGCATTATACCACTTTGTACTTGTATTGGTACCTGAAACATGATATAATGAAGGAGATGCTGGATTTTGTCCAGCCTTACCATTATTTGCTTCATCAGTAAAACATATAACCAAAAGACATTTTGAAGTTGATGCAGGTGGAGGACCTAATAATGTAATATCAGTAAAATTTGTTCCTTGACCAATATCACCAGCTTGTTTACCACCATACATTGTTATACCATTAACATCTGCCCATTGATGAATCTGCCAAAATAAATTATTTGGAAGATTATCAACAAGAGGAGTATACATATTGGAAGGACCAAAAGGAGATACATAATTATCCCATGAACCTGTCATAGCACAACTAGCCCAATCTAACCAACGTTCTCTAGTTTGTGCTGAATGAAATTCATTTCCTGTAAATCCTAAACCGGTTAACCAAACTTGTGTAGCATCATATGCATCTTCAACTTCAGCATCACCCAATGAACTTGTATCATAGAAGAAATACAAATCACAATTAGCCGCCTGAGAATCAGAAAGTCCACATAATTCTGTTACCCAAGTAGGTTTATATGGATCATCTGGATTAGGTTGATCATCAACAATAGGATAATCATATGTAGCTTCTTCTTTAAGATCTGCTCTAAGATATGAAGGTAGTTTTCCATCTTCCCAATCACATAATCCTTTTTCATTTAAATGATTTTGGTAATCAGATCCACAACAATTACCAATTCCATATCTTAAGGATTTATATTTTTTATATACATCATCAGCAAAACTACATTCTATTTCAATCTTTCTGATAACATAATCTGTTTTATCTGGTTTCTTTTCTCTTTTACACGGTGTATCCTCATATAAACATGGATTAGAAACATCAGTAGCTGAAACTTGATTTACAGTAGCTGTAGGATCATAATTATCTGCATTAGGATCAGTACAGCCATATACAATAGTAATACAAGTACCATTATCACAAGTAGCTAAAGGATCATAATTAAGTGACGTAGAATCCATACAACCATAAACACAAGGAAGACAACAGTCATTAGGTGTACCTCCATCACAAGGTTCGCATGCATCAGGATCATAATTAGATGATCCAGGATCTGTACAACCCTCACATGGAACACTAGTACAACATGAGCCATCATCATAGGTAGCTGCAGCATCATAATTACATGCTGCTATATCTGTACAACCAGGAGTACCTGCACACATTGCACAATCACCAGCTATATATGTTACTCCAGCAGGATCTGATTCAAAAAGACCATCAGCAGCCTCACTAAAAGAAGGACCTACATATTCCCAACATGCGCCACCATCTTCTGGAACTTGTATAGTATCTCCTATAGCAGGAGGACCACTTGGAATACTATCAAAAAATAGTTGATTTTCAGATGGTATATTAGTTGCAAGTAAAGGAACAAAATTCTTAAAAACTGGACCTCCAGCACAATCTTCCCATTCATGGAATGTTTCATAAATACAAGAACCATCATCTACTGTAGCACAAGGATTAAAATTAGATGCTAAATATCCATTTACACAAGGCCATGGACATAGATCTGGAGTAGTTGGTATTGTAGTTGATATAGCACAATCATAAGCTGCTAAATCACCATGACCATTTTTATCAGGCATCCAACCAGCTTGTGCAGTACTATCTGTACAACCTAGTATATCCTCAGTTGCAGTATCACAACTAGCACAATCTACAAATGGCCCTTGTACATTTTCACATATATTACCATTTAATGTCCATTCTGGCCATACATTAGGACTAGCTCCAACAAATAATTGAGTACCTATATATTCCCAACATACTGATGTGGAACCACAACCACATCCAAGAGAAGGATCACAATTAGCCTCTTGTATTTTTACAAACTCCCCTACAGCAGGAGTATTTACTAAATTATAAAAATTTATACTTGACTGAGATTGTAATAAAAGTTTTGCTGATCCAACAGCAAGATTTATAGCAGTACTATCTATATAATGAACTTTATTTGAAAAAGGAGTGACTCCAGTACAACCAGGATCACGTTCTAAAAATACATGAAATTCATATTCTGGTATAGTTAAGCATTCTGCACAATCAGGATATGTAGTATAAGGACCTCCTACAGAATCAAATAATATTTGTGGAATAAAATCATTTATTCCAAGAGATGTAGTTATAGCTACTAATTTTATACATCTGAAAGATTGCTCACCAGTAGGAGTGGGATCTAAATAATCAGGTACTGGTATAAGAATTACATCACCTATACTAGGTGATCCTAATGCAGTCCAAAATGCTATATTTTCAGCATGTTTAGATAGAGTGGGTACCCCCACATTAGGAACAAGCCAAAAACATATAGATCCTGCTCCACCGTCTACTTCATCACACCAAACCCATCTATAAAAATTATCATCCACTATTTTTTATATTATTTTGTTCTTAGCTTATTATGCTCATATTCTCCTCTACATGTTTTATGGACTGTTTGTCCATCATTAGCTTTTGTCTTTTGACATCCACATGAGAAAGCTTTGTTGCAATGTGTACAATAAGTAGGTTTTCTTTTAGGTACAACCATAGTTTTTTTATTTTTATCTAGCATACTGTACAGGTTATTTTTTCTAATTTTCTTTTAGCAAAATTAAGAAGTTCTGTCCCAGCTTGTGGACTACTACAATATTCAACCTTTGCTTTTGCTGCATCAATCATAGTCCTAATATCATGCATTTCTTCCAATACTTTTTCTCTTTCAGAATATGGAGTACATTTATCAATATCTAACTTACATAGTTTTCTATAATACAATTCCATTAAACTAGTAGTTCTTAAGTGATTATATTCTACATATACCTTATCTCCTGGAGAAACACTATATCTAATTATATATACACCATCAGGAATAACTGTTCTTAAACCACTACAATCTGTTGTTTGAAGATTTAATGCACAAGCATTAACTGAAAAGTCAAATCCTGGTTGAACATCTATTGTTGAAGGAGAATTAAATCCTGGAGATGTTATTGCTAAATCCCCACATGTTACAGGAAGTTCAGATGCATACTGACTAGTATCTTTAATACTGAGTATTTCTGGATTTGAGACATTTAAAACTTCAAGACTTAATATATGTTTAGTTGCCATATTTAGGTAATTGTTTATAAATCATTAGTATCTACTAATAATATACAAAAAAAGCTTCATATAAAAAACAAAAAAGGATGGGAACTTAATCCCATCCCTTTATGATTCATCATAAACTATACCAATCTATACTACTGTTGTTGCTCTGGTTCACAGTCACCATCCTCAGGCGGAACAATAGGAAGTCCTGGTGCATTCATATTTCCTGCTCCATCTCCTACTCCTACTCCAGCGGCATCAGCAATTGCTTTCCAACCAGCATCTAATTCAGCAATACCAGCAACATCATCACATTCAATAGCAATACTTACTAAATACTGATCATTATCAAACACTCCAGTTGGATTGTTAAATCTTGGAACAGTATGTAATAAATAATAAATCTGATAATATCCTGCAGGATATGCGGTAGGTGATGTAGGTCTATTAACTGCATTAATAATAGCATCTCCATGTTCTATTTGTCTAAAACGTGAAGAATCTCTATTACCAGCATTATAGCCACCATCCTGACGATATCTACCATCCAGAATAAGATCTCGTAAAACAAGTTCTCCTGAAGTTTCAGGTCTACCTTGTATTTGTATAACAGTACATCCTGGATCTGTAAACACAGGTACAGAAGTTACACAACAATCTGTACATGGATCTCCATCATCATCTAAGATAGAAGCACTAAATTGAAGTGGTTCATATGGATACCAATCTCTAGTATCAAATGAACAGTTATCAAATATAGTTTCCATATCAGCTTGAACTGTAAGTGTAACAGTACCTACGCCATCAGTAGCAAGAATGAAAGGATTTATTGTTGCATCATCATTAATAGCAGCTGTCCAAGCGGCTGAAACTTCAGCACCAGACCAGAATAAAGGAGCTTCAGTATCTTCACAACATCCTGTGATATCTGCAATCATATAAGCATTTCTGTTAAGATATCTTAATACATCTGTACCTTTAACATCAATTCTTAATTGTGGATGTGAATCACATGGATAACAATCATCTGGAATTGTAAGTTCAATTTGTACTTTCTCTGGATCATAACAACATGTTTTCCACATTCTATTAATAAAGTGTGTTTTAATTACCTTTGATTTAATTGATTCAGCATATCCACCATGAAGCGGATTGCCACCAATTGTATCTACATCATTTAGGTTTCCCTGAACAAGTAAAAAACCTGCTTCAGAGTTAGGTGGAACTGCAGGGTTAATGCTCAAATACGTTGTAGCATCAACTAATCCCCATTCACCAGGAGTTAGGCCTTGTGTTGGTGTACCATCAGGTGCTTCCCCCCTTGTAGATATCATGCTTTTTCTATAAGCGTGATCAAAATAAGCCATTTCTTTTAATTGCCCTACTATTTTTAATTTATAAGGACTTTATTTAACATAAACAGAATGGGTTTATTCATTGTACCCAGATAAAAGTACCCAAACCTAAACTTCTATCCTTCATTATAATATAAGACTTTTTTATCTAATAATCAAGTCTTTTAATTATTTTTTTCTGCAGACTGAGTTCCTCTCATATACTGATTTACTGCATCAATATCTCCTGCCATTATTGCAACAGCTTCATCAATAATAACTTCTACAATATCATCTTTAAACTCAGATATCACATTAACAACTGATGTATTCTGAGTATAAGGATCTACACAACCTGATATTTGTATATTTCTAGGTTTTCTATAATATGTTAATTCAGGATTAACTATATTAAATTTTCTTCTATATATCCTTATCTTATTACCTTGTAATGTACAAAATGTTTCACCCCAATCAAAATCAGGTCTTTTTAATTTATCTCTCATTATCAAATCTACATTAGCTTCTTCTGCTAAATATACAGTCATAGATCTTCCATTATATACTACAATATCATCTGCAGGAGTAACACCTTTTATTTTAGTAGCCTTAACAGGACAACATTCTGATTCAGCTTCTGCACTAACTCTTTTATATTCTAAATAATCAGATGGCCAATTAGTTGCTTCAAAATAATCAGCAAAAAGAGTACCTGTTAATGTATATTCATTAAGTAAAATCTGAAGATCATCTATTCTACGCTTAGATGCTTCATCTCCTTCCTTATACATATTATTACCATGAAGTTGTCTTCTACACCATTCAATTTGAGCTTTATTAAAGGCTTCAATAATTTGCCAGCATTCTAAATTATCATAGTCATTACTAGCTAATTTATTTAACCTTTGCATAAACTTTATTTGAAGAGTAGTATTGTTCATCTATCTTATTTATTCCACAAAGGTTCTATTTTTCCCAAATAGTAATTTAGTGTATCATCATTAATAGGATTCTTTAAAAATTCTACAACTTCAGCAGATCTTTTTCCTAATTTTACTTTTGCAAATGAATCATAGATATATCCATCACTTTTACTTTCCATGAATCCATGTAACATAGCATCTTTTACAAGTGCTCTAATCTTAAGATCTTCCATAGACAAGTTGTTGATAGATAAGAAATGTTGAGCAGCTTTCTTCTTACCTTTCTCAAAACTATTACCATTTATATAAGTATCCATATTTTCATATAATATATCAATTGGTGTAGTTTTCTCATATTGAGTACTATTTGGATCTACAACTTTTGTTACATAAAATAATTTACTTGTATCTGAATCATACATTCCTTGTAATGCAGCAAGAGCCTTATTCCTTATTTTAGATAATTGAGTTCTTGTACTTGTGGTTTCTTGTACTTTATCTAGATAAAATCTTAAGCTTTTTTGTTTTGCTTCGGCTAGAGTTTTTCCAATAATAGAAAATCCTCCTGCTTCAATACCATATATTTTAATAAGATCATATGGGTCTTTTAATGGATCTAAATAAATTGGATCATTTCCACATTTAATAGAAATTTTATCCCAAAATTTATGGTTATCAGGTCTTAATATCTGAACTTTATTCCAAAAATCTTTATCATCTATATCAATAACATTAGTTGCTAATTGTTTTTCTAACTCACTCACAGTATTTCTAATCTCTTTTATTTTTTCTTTTCTTGCTTCTGGAGATAAAGTTTTTACTTCTGGAGCAAATTCATTTAATCCAGTAAGATATCTTGAAACTCCATTTTGTTCTAGACATGTTAAACTCTGATGATGATATACACCATCAAATAGAGTCATTTTATATTTTTCTAATCCCATATTTTCCTTTGTTTCATCAAAATATGGACGTATAGCAATAGTATGATTTTTACTTTGCTGATACTTTTCTACGATTGTTACAGTATCTGATTTAGTTACTATTTCTTCTGTTACTATTTCTTCTTTTGTCATTTTTTCTTTGGTTTAATAATTATTAATTGGTTTAAAGAAATAAGGAAGGGCACTAGGCCCTTCCGTCTTTCATTTTATCATGATTAGAATGATCCTCCTGTTACAGGGTTAACCATTACAATCTTAAGAACCTTAGTTGGATCTTTTACCCAAATGGCTGGCATCGTTTGAGTCATCATAACTCTATAGCCATTAAAGTGGCCTGATGATGCAAAACCTTGAGATCTTCCCATATAATCCATTGTACCATTTTGGTAGAACCATTTTAACTGGTTATCCCAAGATAATTTCAATAAGAATATATTGTCACTTCCTTCATCAGTTACATCAAAAATAATGTAGCTATAAGAACTTAGTGGACGACCATCTACTAACGGATTCTCAATGTCATTAGTATGTAAGTTGTCAAATGCAGGATTTAATACAAATTTAACATTTGCTAAGAATGGAATAACCATACTTGTATATGCAAATCCAAATCCTAGATTCATCCCTTTACCAGTAATAGCACCAATATTATCTAAATTAGTAACCATATTAGTACCAGCTACATTTCCAGCTTGAGCAGCAATTGCAGCATTAACTAACTGCATACCACCTATTCCTGTTTGTACAATTAACTCACGTTTTGGATCTGGTCCATCAAACTCAACTTTTCCTTGATAGAAATTATAAAGTTCATTTTGGAACATATCCATACTAAACTGATTCTTGTTGTACACACGTTTAAAGGAGTTATCCAATTGTGACCAAAGACCTACTGATAATCTAATATCATCTGGACCGTCTTGTTTAACTCTACCTCCGTGTCCCCACATTAAGTAAGTCTCAATATCACTAGCAATTTTTGTTAAATGGGCTGCTTCCATAGCAGTTAAGAATGTTCTAGAAAGATTACCATTATCAAAAGCTTTCTTCATATAATCTTTACCCATTGCTCCTGCAAGTTCTTCTATAGTAGAAATTGAAGGATTTACATTTGGATCAAAGTTTCTCCAAATTTCAGTTACAGGAACTGTACCATCTGCATTCATTCCTCCTTTAAGCATCAAATCTGCTCTTGAAGAAATTGTGTAATGTACATGCGCTTCAGCACCTCCTACAAAGTTGTAGAATTCACGGAAACCTGCTCCTGTTTGAATATCAGAAAATCTTTCTCCATATTCTCCTCTAGCAGAACCTTTTCTAAAATACTTAGTTCCTAAAGCTAAATGAACAGGATTGAGCCAATGTGCACTATCATTATTTACAAGTTCACAGGTATAAACCCATCCATCACCTACTTGAAGAATATCATCAGCAGTAATATAAAGTTCATCTCCATTATATTTGTCATAAGTAATAATATCCCCATGACCAAATTCTCTTTGAGATAGTTTAATTGTAAATTTTTGGCCATCTACGCCTTTGTAATAATTTGCTGGTTCAACATCACCCATTGCAACAGGTAATTCTTGAGCTACAGGGGTCTGCCATTTATACTCGCCCCTAGCATTGTCCACCATTATTGTATTCTTACCACCAAAAGATGCCATCTGATACAAAGGCATTTCTACCTTCTGAGTCATTGCCCATAGATCCACTGGACCTAAATCCATTGGTTCTGCATTGCCTAGCAAATTAGTTAAGTGATATGAATCAATATGTGAACTCGTATTATAATTTGTGTCTCTTAAAAAGAGACCATTGTTTAACACTGGTGTTGACATAATTGTTCGTTTTTAATTAATAATTATTGTTGTTTCTAAAATCTTTTAAATATATTATTACTTCTTGGAAGAGTTCTTTTTGTTTTTCTTCTAGTTGGCTCCTCTTCTTGTGTATTAAGAGAAGATGCATTTTTATTTGATTGTGCTGTTTTAAGTTTTCTAACAGTTTTTTCAACTGCCTTATTCTCTCCTTTTGCCATAATCTGTTTCTTATATCCATCTGGATCAGCAAGTAACCATAATGCTTCTGATACTAGAGTATAATTTGGTTCAACAAATTGATACTTTTCCAATAAATGTCCTAATAAATTTGTATTTTGGCCTGATATAGATGGATATGCAGGACTAACTAATCCGTTATATAAAAGAGATTGAGTCTTTTTATTTACTTTCATCTCTCCCAATTGACCATCTTTTAATGTATCATATACATTAGCCATATATGTTTCTGATGCCTTATGCTGTTGTGCTTTTTTTACTTCTTGTTCTTGTAACCTTTTAGCTACTATTGCTTCTGACATCTTATCTAATTTTGGTTTAAACTTAGATGCTTGTTTTTCAAGCTTTCCTAAATCTTTCCATATCTCTATTTCTTCCTCAATATCTTCTGGTGTTCCATATCCTGTAGCACCTAAATATTCTCTTACAATATGTGATTGACCATCTTCTGTTGAGATATCAAGTGATCTTGTTTCCTCAACTTGAGATAATGCTCCAAATAAACCTTTTAAATCTTGTCCTCCATCTGCAACATATTTAGCTGCAACTTGTAATTCTTGTGGTAAGCTATCAAAAAATTGTTTTGGAGTTTCTCTTCTTACCTTATTACCTCTCTCATCCATATTAGCTTGAATAAGTTCTTTCCAATCTTTAGCAGTATAGTCTTCTAAATCTTTATCATCATCAAAAGGAATGATTTGTTCATCATCAATCATTTTTTTGAAAACATCTGACATACCATCAATTCTTCTTCTACCTTTAGCAGTAGACTTCTCATCTTCTGATTCTGCTACTTCTAAGCCTTCATTTAATATCTCATCAACTTCTTCTGCTGAAACAATTGGTTTTGTTTCTTTTACTTCTTCTACTTCTTCAACTGTAGTATCAGACTTAGTTTCTTTTTCTTCTAATTTAGTTTCCTCAGCTGGTGGTTCTTTAACATCCTGATCTAAATATGTTAAATCTACATTCTCTGGTCTAGAGAACATATTAGGTTTTTTTTCTTCAGGTAATGTAATTGATTCAGCTCCAGGAGCTCCATTAAAAATTTCATCTAGATTAACATCTACCTGCTCTACATTAGTTGTAGTTTCTATGTTTTTTTCTTCTGACATAATATATTTGGTTTTTAAAAGTTATAACTTATTGGTTACTATATAGATAATATACTAAGATTTTTATTATAAACCTTAGAAATTTGATATATTAATATAAATTTTTTGCAGTATATAGCTAAGACTACTTTTTCTTATCTTTTTTATCTTCTTTTTTGGTTCCTTTTACATCATATTTATTCTTATTCTCTCTTGCTATCTGAAGATTTTTGTTTGCTATATCACGTTGAGTAGCTAATTTCTCTCTATCAATGTTTAATTTTGACTTAGTATTTGAATCTTGAACAGCTGCCTGTTCTTTTTTGAAATTCATTTGCTCTCTATACTCATCTCTCTTACGTATATCCTTCATAGCATCTTGAAAATCACTTTCTTGATTCTGATTAATATCTACTACTGATCCATATCCTGAAGCTCTTATCTCAGCAACAGTAATATCTTTTTGTATCTCAGCTTGTGTTTGCTCACTTTCAAATACTCTTTGTTTATCAGCTTCAGCAGCCTGTGCTTGTTGTTGTTCTTGTTGCATTTGTTGTTGTTGCTGTTGTTGTTGCTGTTGTTGCATTTGTGTTTTTAATTCTGCATCTTTAAGTATATCAGTAACCTCAGCAATTGAATCTGCTTTGATTACACTGCCAAGATCATAAATACTAGCACCTGTAGTATTATTAGTTAGTGCCATTTGTTTTAATTGTTCAAGAGTAGCTCTATGATTAGTTTTAGTTGTACAGAAAATATTAAAATCTCTCATTAATAAGTCTTTCCCATTAATAGTAAAATTAACTTTTTCAGCTTCAGTAGTCATATAAGTTAATCTAATAGATGGATTTGTACTATTATAATGTTGTGCAAGATCAGTTCTCATTTGTTGAACTCTTGGCATAAGATAATCAGAATGTTGTACAAAATACATTTCTGTTTGTGCATAAGATTGTTGCATAGCTTGCGTAATACCTGTTGCAGTAGCATGTTGATCAATTGGAGCTCCTAATCTTTGTGCATTAATACCAATAGCCTCAAAAGCTTGAGATTTAAAATGATTAGCTAATTGTATTCTAGACATTAATCTATTAGTTTGTTCTAGATTTAGTGTCTGATAATGATTAAAGTTTGTTGCATTCTCTGTATTTGTAATAGAAGTATCTAAAGGCATCATACCAAAATCCTTCATTGCTACATATGCTTTAGCAAGATTATTCTTACCCCAATCTTCACCCATTGAATGACGTGGTAATGCGTTTTGATCAAACATAATAACAGTACCTAACTCATCTACTAAGATATCTGCTATCTGATTATTAACCATATTATATCCTACTTGATATGGCTTCATCAAATCAACAAGAGATGTAGATCTTGTATTTCTATCTGAAAATACACGTCCTTCTACTGGAAGTTTACATCCATATAGAGAAGTATCTCCCTTAAATTGATATGGTACTTTTCCTGGTTGTGTTCTATCAATTCCTAAATATATTGGATTAAGTATTTCTGATTCTTTTTTCCAACTAATTGGTGCATTAAGACCAATTTTTACTCCTCCCCATACTTCATTAATCCAAAACCAATCAATATGTTCACCTGTTATAAGATTATCTTTTGTCTTTTGTTTAAATAAGTTTGTATTATATATTGGTTTTTCTGATATTTTATATGTTTCATCTACAATAGCCTGTATTATTTCTCCTTCTTCTGTTATTCTCATAAGATGCCCCACTTTTCTTTGAGTTTTCCAATATACTGTTGTAACTCTCATCATATCAGAATCACCCCAATCATATACATCATGACCTTCATTTAATATCCAATTAACAATATCAGCACCTTCTGTTGGAGCATTCTCCCAATTACTTAAGAATTGTCTATATGCCAACCCTGGTTGTTTTACATTCCATTCATGTGTTTGTGAAGGATCATAATATGAACCATCATTTTGCATTCCTCTAAGTAAATATTTAGCAGCTCGTATAGGATAATTTTTTTGTAATGATTGTAATTGATCATCATCCATCAAATATCCATACTTATCAATTACATCAGCAACAGTAAGCATATCACACTTTCCAACAAAATTTGAATCTGCAATATATCTAGAATCTGGAGATTTCTGATAAAATGTTAATGCTGGATTCCATAACTCAACATCATAATCATCCTCATTCATTTTAAAATGCCAGAATTCTCTATCACAAACAAGCATATCTCTAAATCCTCTTTCTTCTAGTTCATTTAATTTAAATCTTTCTTCATCAACATTTAATTGATGAGAAGCCCATTCTTCAACTAAACTTCTATAATCCTTAGAAAAGAAATCTTCAATTTCAGGAAGTGTTTTTAAATTTTGTGGAGATAATTGTTCTTGAACTTCTTCTGATTCAGGATCAGCACCCTGCTGAATCATCTCAAACATTAGATTATTATGTGCATCAGTTAATAGATTCTCTTCAATCATTGATCTTTTTTGTTCCAGCATCTCATTATAAGATGTATCATCTACAGCTCTAAATTGTACCTTATTAAATCTTTTTGCAAATTCTCCACATAAAACATTTATAACATTAGGAACTATTGGATAAAATTTAAGTTCTAAGGCACTACTATCTTCCTTTGTTAGAACATCCATTAATTCTCCATACTCATTATCTTCTTCTACAATATAATCTGTTTTATCAATAATACCCTTTGCAAGTTTATAGTTCTTAAGAATTCTTCTTGCATTTCTTCTAAGTTGATCCATTCCTCTCATTTCAAACCAGTCTAAATTCCATTCAGTCCACCCTTTATCTTTCTTTTTAGCTGATATAAATTGTAATGGTTGTGTAAGAGATCCATTTACAGCTGTTTCTGTAGCTTTGGCTCCCTTCTTTAATTGCATTGCACTAAGTACCTTCATAATAATCTATTCTATTTCTATAATTTCTGAACTTACAAGTTCTCTACATTCTTCAACATAATCATATACGAAAAATGAAAAAGGCCATGTACATGTTGTGACATATTTTATATACATTATTTAAAGTTTTTAAATGGAGATCTTTTTGCTCTACCTCCACTTGATTTGTTTTTGCCTAAATTTCTAAAAGGTCTCATAGATAATTTATACAAATTCTTTGAATTATCCAAGGTTTCTAACGACTTATCTCTCTCTTTACGCTTAATATACCCTCTATTTGCCTGTTGCATCTTTGCAAATGCTACTAAAGCAGAAAAAGCAACAAGTCTATCTACATTCAATCCTGGAAAAAATTGTAACATCTCAGTTAGTAACATCTTATCAGGAATTCTTTCAACTCCATATGTTGTTTTTTTTACTTCACCATCATTATCTACTACTTCATCTATTGCTTCTCTTATAAACTCAATGGCATATGATACAAGATGACTTTTAAATAATGTACCTGTATTTTTCCATCCATATTCCTGAAATACATGCATATTAGATCCTAAATCTTTTAAAAAGACAATTTGTTGTCTAGGTACAAGATATTTTTGTTTTCTTTTAGCAATCATATGTTGAATAAATAAAGATATATTATTCTCAATAAGTGTCCATGCATTATACCATTCTATAATTAATTGTAACTGTTCATGAGTTTTATTTATATCATCATATCTACCACACCATGATGCAACAATTTTATCACCCTCAACAAAAGTTTCTAAACCTTCAAGAGTTTCTTTTGTCACTTCTACAGGATTTTTATATACAAATATACTACATAAAGAATCTGATGTTGTAGTTTTTCCTTCAGAAACAGGGTCAATAGAAGCATAATATGTACCAAATGGTGGATCTTTAATAGGTCTTTCCCATACCACCAATATACCTGTCTTATCTTCTTGTTTTTTATTTACTGGAAAATCAGATATAGGTAATTTTTTAGATTTTGTTGCCTTAATACCATCTTCATCTTTCTCAAGTTTAATATATTCATAAGAATATTCTTTTTCTTCAATCCTTCTTATTTGTTTTGTTATTAAACTTTGTGGAAATATTGATGCTTTTCTATACGCAAAAGCTTCTGCAATATTCATTGGTTTTTGAGAAATTCTCAATTGATATTGTTCTGGATTTAATTTTTTCTCCCAACTTGAACGTTCTTTTTTAATTGCCTTAAGTGCCTTTTTAATATCAGAATTTCCATACTTATCAATAAAAGGTGGCATAGACCATTGTTCAGGAATAAATAAACCAGCAACTCCTATAGTCCCTTTATCATCCATTAAATCAGTTTCTATTCCAAGTATACCATTTTCTTCAGGAAAAAGAATCATATTTTTAAGAGGATTACATTGATCTAAGTCACCTACAGACCCAGCAGCAATAAACATACCTGTTGTTAACATACCAGATGTCATAGCTGGTCTAATATATTCATATGTCTGATTCATCTTTGGTGCAATACCCGCTTCTTCATGAAAGAAATAAGTTACAGGACCACCTACTCCTGTTGTTGCATTTTTTTCAAATGAACCACCTTGGATTTTAGATCTCAGTCCCTTAAAAGTTTTTCTATTATTTATTCTTACTTCAATCTTCTGTTCCCATAATAATACTTTATCAGGATTATTAGGTCTATACCATGCTGTATGTTCATTAAGAAATGTTTTATACTCATCTAAAAATTTCCATGAACCTTTATCATTAATATAATCTTTAAGAGCTGCCCCTATTTTTAATATTGAACCCTCCTCAAACCAGTACATATTAATCAATTTACCCATATGAAAATATGATGAAGCGATCTGTCTTTTCTTTAATATGGCAACATGTTTAAAAGATAACTCAGCTATCTGTTCATATATAGCCATGTGATATTGTGCATCTCTTACCTTAGCAAAACCGTATGCCTTTTCTTCTTTATCAAAAATAGGTAAAAAATTTAACCACATGTAATAATCTCTGGTTAAATACCATACATCTTTTTTCCCATGGTATATAACACCTTCTCTACATTTATTTTTTTGGTCTTCCCAATAAACATTAAAATCTTTTGACCTAAATGGTTTATCACAATAAAAACCTTGTTTATTAAATATCTTAGCTTGTTTATTAAACTCTAATGCAGCCTTATCAAACTTATATTTTCCAGGTTCTTTAAATAAAGATTCTACAAACTCTTTAAACTCTTCTTGAGTTTTAAACTCAGTTGTAGACCAAATACCATCTTTATATGTGGGAATTGTTTTATAACTGATCATATGCTAGTCCCTGACCACCACGAACAGTGCTTTTCTGTTCTTCTTTCATATCATTATACGCCCCTTTAAAGGACTGTCTAATACCATCAAAATTTTTAGCAGCACTAACAAGTGAATTAATATTACCATCTCTTCCATGTTCAATCTGAGTATGTTCCATATAATCAGCTAACTTATCTATCATAGCTTTTATTCCTCTATATGCTCTAAATGTAGGAGTTTCATATAATTGAGAACATTTATCAAGAGCATATATTATTTTTGGACATTCTAAAGACTCTTTCATATCTATTTCATCCAATATAAGTTCATCTTTATCTATCTCTGGAACATTAAAAAAAGGATTAATATCAGGATCAGGACATGTCATATAAAATAAGTACTTATAAACTTCAAGATATGTATCAGGATACTTATCCATAATAGATTTAAGAAACTTAAGAGAATAACAATGTTCTGTTGGTATAACTTCATTATTTTGTACATCAAACAATTTTATTAACATAACGAGTTTTCTTTTAACCATCTGATTAATGACTGTACTTCTTTCTTCATATATGGTATTTCATACATTTTAATATCTTCTATTACTGGATTTCCATCTAATTCTTTAGTAATTGGATACCCATATTCATCTTCTCCCACTTTCTCAAACTTAACATGCTGTATCAAAAGCTTACCTACTTTAAGTTGAGGATTATGTTTTAATATAATATGCATATATAGACTTAATTGTAAGTTATAGTGATTTAAGTTACAATCATCCAAATGACTAACAGGATTATACATTTTAGAAGTAATTCCTTCCCAATTTGTAAACCCTTTTTCTTTTATTTCTTTATTTGTTTTATAATCTGTAATGTTTACACGACCATTAACAATAGTAACTAAATCAGCTTGACCACATATACACGCAGATTTTAAGTATGCAAAGTGTTCTGGGTATACTCCATCACTTAATTCTTGAACAGGAGCTATTTTAATACCATTAGAATCAACAATAGGTTTAATAATAGGTACCTCTACCCCTTCACGTCCAATTGTCTTAAAATCAAGCATACTAGATTCTCTTTGATCATGATACCAATTACCTAATTTAATAGCTCTTTCAGTTTCTTTAGACCATATATCTGTAACTTCTTTAGGTTTAAGTCCGTACCATTTTGAACGTTTATTCTTACAAGATTTTTTAGCTTGTAACTTAGCATTAAACTTAGGTTTAAACATACTTATAAATGTAGTCACACTAGTCCATTTAAGTCCATCAGAATTTAGATTTTTATCTAAACTTTCATAGATATGTCCATTTTCTTTAAATATTACTGCCATCTTCTTCAGGTTTTAGCATTATCCCTGTATCATCTTTAGGTTTATAACCTATAACTTTTAATAATCTATCCTCTTCTTCTGCTGACATATAAGAAGGCCAATGACCTTTAGGACATGTTGTAGACATTGCTCTTAACTTAAATCCTAAACTACAACCACAATCAGAACAACAAGGATTAGTACCAGGGGCAACACAGCTTTTTCCTTCTATGTCAACAAGATCACAATTTTTACATATTGACCATCTATAATCTGCTATTCTTTCAATATAATGTTTTTTGAAGAGTTTATTTTTGATACCTTCATACACTTCATCCATATTTTTAACAGCATCAAATACTTTTCTCCATCTTGATTTTGTTTTTTTCATTTTCTTTCCAGGTTTTTTTTGTTTCTAATTCATTTTTTATCCTTTCAGCTGCATTTTCCATCTTTATTAACTTCTCTTTAACAGGAAGATGTCTTCCATATCCAGAATAGGTAATCTTTTCCATATTTCCTAACATATCTTTATGTCTTTTAATTGCTCTATCTAATCTACCTTTTCTCATTACAAAAGTTCCTAAGTTAGGTAATAATATTTTAGTATGTTCTAACTTTATTAACTCTTTTCTAACCTCATTATAAAAGAATGTAATAAGATTATCAACTAAATCTGGATGTACTTTACATTCACTAGCAACTTCCTTAAATAAATCCTTATAACTTTTAGGATTTAATTGCTTATTCTTATCATTTATTTGCATGAAGGCCAAATAACAACGATATTATTATCAGTCATATATATTCTATTATGGATTAACACTTAAAATTTTAAAATCTAATAAGATATTACCAGAAGATTGTAATTTCATATCAGGATTAATAACTATATACTTATTATTTTTAACAATTAAATTCTTTTTCTTAGCTTTTTGTACAGCATTTCTAACAGATTGAGGACTCTTAAAAATTCCCATACCAGAAATATGTTTACAGAATGTAGTTAAATCTACACTTCCACTTTTAGCTAACTCAACTAGACAGTTTAAATCTGAAATACTTAATTGTAGATCATTAATGAAGCAGAAAGTGATGATCTGATACTTAATCACACCATCTTTCTGCATCTTAATCTTCTTTTCTACTTTATTTACTATAGCCATGTTTTTGGTATTTCTTTACTTTCTAGTAGTGTATACGTAAAGTTATTACCCCATATATCTCTAGCTTTTCTCATAATTTTCATAAATAATCTCCAATCATCATTAGCTGCAATTACTTGACAACCAGCTGACCATCTATCTATTTGTGTAGATTTTTTACCAGCATTCTTATTAGCTCTATGAATATTGATACCAAACATGCCTGTTTCAATATTTTCACTATTTAGATTATAAATATCATCTCTATTATTATCTCTATAAACACTTACAGGATTTTGTTGTCCTAAAGCTTCATATTTACCTAGATGTTTTCTGATCTTATGAGATTTAGAATATTGCCCAGGTACAAGAACTGCTACTCCTTTTTCATCATTTATACAATTTTCAACCCAATGAGTTCCAGGATCTGTTGTACAGTCAAACTCATGATACTGCCACATACCATTATCATCTTTATAGGAGACAGTCATTGCATCATCAAATCTATTTGTTACTTTATTATTAAATAAAGAGTTTCTAATGCCTACAATATTTACATTATACAAACCTTCTGTAAAGAATTTATATCCCTTACGTTCCATTGCATTCTTAATACGAAAAGCATTTGCATTGAGAGAAGCACTAAACATTAGACTCAACTTTCTTGAGCTTTCTTGTAGGTGGAGCATCATCCATACTAGAATCCCAATCTTCTTTTGCTTGAGAAGTCTCTTCTGATATTTCTTGGTTTTCTTCTGGACCAGCCATAGCTTGTGATAAGAACATTTGAGATTGAACTCTTTCAGCACGAGCTTTCTCAATATCTCTCAAAAGAGACTCATATTCTAACTGAACTTTAAGATGTTTAATGTTTTCTTTATACCAAGCTGTGATTTCAGCTCGTTTTGCCTCCATTTCTTTTTCAGTAGGAGGTACAGTGTTTGCATTTGGAGTTGCATTCTCTTTTGTTTCTTTTGCCATTTCAATTTGGTTTTAATAATTAATATAATACAAAGATACAAAAAACTTTTAAATAATAAAAGTTTATTGAAATAAATTAAGTTTATCTCTAGTAATTATTTGGAAAAATTAGGGTAATTCTTTTATGATATCTCTAAGTATAGCACATTTATCATATTCTTCTTCCTCAATGAAGTAGTCCATCATATTTTGCATGTTATTTTTATCTAATGGTTCATTAGGATCATGTGCTAATACTTTGTTTTCACTCTCTTCTAAGAATATTTTAAAAGTATTATTTCCTATTATTATATCAAATGAATTTCTAAATGCTTGATCTAATAACACATAGTCTGTTACCATCTTTTCCGTTTCATTTAGATCATCATAATTTTCTAGTGGATCATTCATAATTATTCTTTTAGTTGCAAAGTTATAACTTTTTTATAATACATTCCAAATATTTTGTTAACTATTTTCATGCTCTTCTATATTTTGATGCATTAGAAGTATACTTATCTCTACTATAAAATGAATCATTTATTGGTTCACCTCCATACTTAGCCTCCATTTGTACTGGAAGATCATCACTTATTTCCTCATTTTCCATTACTATTTCATTAAAATACTTTTCTACTTTAGGTGTAACAATTTCTCTTTTTTTATTAAACTCATTTTTAAGTTCTTCTAACTCAGGATTAGTTCCTATTTGTTCTCTAACTTTACTATATAACAAATCTAAAACTTTAGTTGCTCTTTTCTTTTTACTTCCTCTTTTTCTATTAGCATCTTCTAATAATGATTCATAATCAGCATATCTATGTTTTTCATCTAAATCAATTTGACTACTATTAAATAACTTATTAAATGCATCCATATCCATTGCTGCATCAATACCCCTTCTTTTAGCTTCATGACCATCTAAATTTGGATTTATTATCATATTTTTAATAAAATCGCTATCCCGTTTTTCATACCAATCATAATCACCAATTACCCTGTTTTGTTTTTTGGTTATTCTTTCTATATTATAATTTATTTGTCTTAAATTATTAAATCCTAGTTGTTGTAATTGATAAGCTGATGCACCATCTGGTAACCCAAAACCTAACTTCAACATCTTATTAAGATGTTTTTTACCACTAAACTTTTCTTTGGTATGATCCCAAATACCAAGTCTCTTCATTTCAGCTTCATTTTCTGACCTCATAGAACTAATTTCCCAAGGTTTCATAGCCCAGGTTCCCCATGGATTCTCTTCTCTATCAAAATATTCTTCACCAAATAAATCTGTTAACCAAGCTTTATATTTTTTTCCTGGTACAGTATGATATTTTCCTTCATATATTATATTACCTTGGTCATCTTTTATATCCTTATCATAAGTGTTGAAAGCATCTCCTGCAGGTCTAAATAATGGTGAACTTTCTGTATTATATGAATGTCCATATTCATGAGTTGCTGTGTCTTTCCAATCATCATGAGAAATTACTTGATTATCACTCATTACCATAGGATCTCTCACCTTAAAAAGTTGCGGAACAAAAGAATATTGTGCAAATTCTGGTAAGTTAATATCTAGATCATCTTCTCCATATTTAAAATTTTCAGTATATATTCCTTTATAACTACCAAACTCAGCTCTACCTGTATTTTGAAATGGGTTAATATAAGGGTTTGACCTTCTACGGTAACCTTTTGGAGAATGAGAAACATATGGAAATGTTATATGAAACGGAGCTCCAGCTGCAGTAAAATCATATTGTTCATTTATTCTAGATGTTAAGTCTTCATCTGATAAATTTTCTCCAGTTATATTAAAATAATTTTTTTTATATCTTTCTCTAAATGTTGGTGTCTGTAGTTTAGTTAAAAGATCTCGTTGTATGCCAGATGTGTTTGTTTTAGTATATTTATCTTTAATAAAATCATAAAGATCTTTCTGACTATACCCTTCCATATCCCTAGTATTTATATTTCCATATCTATCTTGTGTAAAATCAACATTTCCAGCTGATTTTATTTCAGTACCTTCTTGTTCCTCTGGGGGAAACCACTTGTCATAAATAGCTTTACCACCTGTATATGCTGCTTTAGCAAACTTACTTCCCATTAAAAAAGGAGTCATAGCAAACTCCCCAATACTCTGAGGAGTTACTACATTAGCAATTGTATTTCCCCAATTAGAAGCATTTGGATCGTAACTTGAGTAATGATATTTCCCTTCTCCACCTTCTTGTTTCTTAGGTATAATAGGATTTCCTAATACATCTTTTTTTATTTTTTTCTGGTTAAATAAGTTTCCATGTTTTTCAAGCCATTGTTCTATTGTTAGTCCTTCCGATACTGAACCTTTTTTCTTAGGTATAACAAGTTTATATTTTTCTTTAAGTGCATCATCTATTAAACTAATATTTTGTAATGAACCAATTGGAGTTCCTTCCACCCCTATAAATTGTGGAAAATTACCTGTCATAACATTTATTCCTTCTGATCTAAAAGCAGGAAAACTAAATTGTTTCATGATAGGAGTAATATCTTTATTATGAAAACCTAATTCTTCTGCTTCTGCTGCATATTTCACTAATAAATTCTGATCTTCTGCTGACAGAAGAGGAAAATCATCATAAGGAGTAGTTTCTAACAAAAATTTATCCCCTCCAAGAATTCCTGTAGCTGGAGCTCCAAATAATCCTCTTATTCCTAAGTCTTGTTTAGGATTAGTTAGATTTGGTAAAGTTAGATCATAAGGAGTATCACCTATTCTCCACATTCCTGTAGGATTATCAGTATATTTACCTATATGTTTTAAAGAAGAAGGGATATCATTAGCAAAATTTAAAGTTTGAAAGAATTGACCTTTTCTATATGTGTTAGTATTAGGAGGAATAGTAGTTGCCATTATCTCTAAAATATCATCATCTGACATTCCTTTAAACATCTTAGAATTCCTAATTGCATCATTTAATAATACACTTCTATATAGAGTTTCATTAGTTGTTTTAGAAGTTGGTTTTATTTTTCTTAATCTATTTAATAATTTTATTCCTGTTTCAATCACTTCTCTCCCTTTTTGTGCTTTTTCTAGTTCTCCTCCCTTTTCATTAAGATTCCAAGGTAAATTCCTCTTATTTATAAAAGTTGATCTAAGAGGTGTATCAGGCATCTCCCCTGGTGGCAGACCCTCATTATAGAAACTTGGAGTCCATACCCTATCAGTCCACTGTAAATTACTACTTAACTTTTCCCTACTTAAATTATCAGAGGGTAACTTATCTAAAAGACCTGTTGATTTATCTATATTTAATCCCAAAGGATTTCTACGACTACTCTTTAACCACATCTCATATGCCATAGCTTCTAAACCACTTTTAAAATTATGAGCATTTAACCATAATCTATCACTAGATCCTGATACATTCATTGGATAATTTCTTCCGTATCCTTCACCAGTTCCATGTCTTCCAATATAATACTTCTCAAGATCTGTATAATATTGTGGATTTACAAATGGCTGAAACTGGGGTTGTTGATGTGCATAAATGGGATTTCTACCTGAAACATAGTCTTCAACAACACCTCCTATAGGATCATTAAGTGAAATAGTTTCATCAAATTCTCCCAGAAATAGATCATCCTTATCAAAATATGCTCCTGGATCTTTATTTGTCCTAAAATCAAAATATTTATGACTCGCATCAAAATAATTTTTTATTCTAGGATCCACGTCAAAACTATCTCCAAATACTCCTTCTTTATGTTTCTTATCAGATGCTAAACTCCAAGTCTTAGACACTCTATCATAATGTGTACTTCCAGTTAAAGGAAAAAGACCAGGAGCTACTCTATTGCGTAATGGTAAACTTTTATATAGATTAATAAGTGATCTATCATATTTTCTACCAGTATTAATCCCTTCTAGATACCTATCAAACATTGGCATTTGAGTTGCTTTCATATTTTTTAATAACTCAATTTGTTTTCTATAATTGTCTAAAGAAGTATTAAGACCAAAAGACTCTACATCTCCAAATACACCTCTCCATTTATCATGTAATGGATTTATTTTATTATCTATTCCAGTATATGCAGATTCTAATTGTTCATTTATATATTTACTATCTTTTACTGTTCTATCATATTCTTCTTTAGTTTGCCCAATAGCTTTTAATCTTTGTGATGGTTCCCATCTTTCAAAATATGGATTCCATATTTTATCACCTTTTACTCCTGAATATGGTGTATAATTATAAAAAGGTACATTAGGTTTCCAATTCTTATATTTCTTCATTAAATTTACAAGCCCCTTTCCAAATTGTGCCTTAGGTAATTCCCCTCCTTCACTAAATCCTTTATTAATTGCATCAAGCATATTCTGTCTTTCATGCATTATTTGGTTATACCTAGAATCATGAGGATTATCATTAAGAAAAAAAGATCTGTTTACTCCACTACCTCTTACTAATGCCCCTGCATCTTTTAACAAATTCATGTATTTAGAATATCCTAATATTCTATCAATTTCTGTATTATACTTTCTTAAAGGAATGGAAGTACCCTCTACTATGTTTTCCAAATACCAATCTGATGGTCCAAAATCTCTTTCTGGCATATACATCTGACTTTGAGCATCTTCTATTCTACGAGGTCTATCAAGTTGTGAATACCAATCATTTATAAAATTATCAAATTCTGGCATAGTAAGATCTTTTCCTGATTTTTGAAATCCTTCAGAAATTAAAGTTTGCCTAAGATTAGCAAGCATATTCTGTTGTTCTGCCGGTCTGTTCCACCAACTGGAGAGTTCAAAAGGTCTATCCTGAGGGGTAACACCTTTTACATTATCCATAGGATGATAAGCTATTCCTTGTTCATTAAATGGCTCATAATATTGATTTTCTGGCTTTAATTTAAAATTTCCCCTAAAAGGTTTTCCAATTGTACGATAAAATATATCCTTCAGCTGATCCTTAAACTGTCCTCCTTTATATATTGGTTTATAGTCACTACCTAACTTAGACCAATCACGACCTTGTTCCTTATCTTTTACAAGATGTCTTAGTTCATGTTCAGTAGTAGTTTGCAATCCATATGGATTAAGTCCTTCACTAACATTTAGACCAATAATATTCCTTTTTTTACTAAATGGATTTTGTAAAAGATCCTCATTTACTCTTATTCCAAGATCTGTATGCTTACCACGAGTAAAAAATCCAGATTTATCGTCATCAAATTTACTATATAAATTAATATCTATATCTTTAATTTGTTCCAACTGATTAGCCAATCTAAATGCTACCGCATCTCTAGTTTCTCCAGTAGATTCACTTATTTTTCTAATTTCATAATCACGATTTTTAGGATTACTATAATAATTTAATATAGTCCTTTTACCCTTTTCCATCTGTATTCTTCTAGGATCTGTACGTGCAAGAGTACTTAATTTCTCATTTTTAAAAACATTTTTTATTCTTTTTGGTGCTTCTTTAATAAACTCTCTCAAACCTCTTCCAAATTGAGCTTTAGGTAACTCTCCACCTTCCTCCTTTTTTCTTTGGGATTCAGGCTTACGTAATATAGACAATGATTGGGTAGGTAAACCTACTAATCCTGAAGCATCAATATTTATTTCAATTGCTCCATCCTTATTTGGTTTAAGTGGACCCAAGTATTTCATTTTCTCTTTTTCTTTCTTGGATTGATGCTTTTTAATAAACTTTACCTGTTCATCTTTATCTAGATGGTTATAAAGTTTTGAATTCATAAAAGAAGTTCCCTTTAGGAATGGTGCATTTTCAAAATCTAAATCAGATGTTATTTGTGGAACACCTGCTGGATCAATTATCTTAAAGTCAACAATCTGTTTAGGATCTAGTATAGAAGGTTTAACCATAATATTTCCTGAATGTAAATCACCATGTATTAATCCTTTATTGTGAAGTCTTGAAACATCAATATTAAGATCCATCCACCATGTCTCATGTTTAAAATCACGTGTGCCAAATTTACGTTTATAATCAGCTAAAGACATATAATCTCTTAGATTCTCCATTTCATATGATACAAGATTACCAGAATTATCAAATATAGGATTATATGGTGTAATAACATTATCAGATACTTGAGTTGCTTCATTAAGCCATACAAATTCCTCTGCCATATCTCTATATTCATAATTACCTACAGTTGGCCATGTTCTAACATCAGCATCCTTTCTCCATACTGGATTTATATATTGATCCCACTCAAGCTTAGACATTCTAGGAAAAAGTATATCATGTTTATTCAGTACTTTTCTTGTAGACATGGGTTTAAGACTAGGTTTTTTAGAAAATAGTTTCATTAATGACTTACCAAATTGAGCTTTTGGTAACTCTCCACCTTCTTGAAAGAATCTATAATTTTGAGCATCATATGGTGGATTTCCTAGACTAGGTAGATCTACATCAAATTGTGTTTTTGGATTATACTGAAACTTCATTTTATTATAATTACCATGAGTTCCATAAGGTATAAGTGTTTCTGCTTCATTTCTTTGTAAATAATAATCAAGTGGATTTGTTTTCTCTCCAAATCCTTCTAGATCTTCCCAAAGGAACTTAAATTGCTCTGTATCTCTAGGAATATTTTTAAAATTTATAAGAGCATCTGGATTAAGAACTAGTGTTTCTCTTTTATTTAGTGCACCAATACTAGTTATTGCATCATAACCTTTATTTATTAGACTTTGTCTATCTTTTTTTGATATACCAATTATTCCTATACCTCCTTCACTTAGATCATTATGATCATAAATTTTTATTTTTGCATCAGGACGAAAATTCATTTCATACAAACTAGCTTCAGGAACAAGTTTTAAAGGTGTATCTCCCTGACCTTTATTACCCACCCATGTTGCATAATCACGTGCCCAAAGAAACTCATCTGTAATATAGAATCCAGCTTCAGTATTTTTATTACCCTTTTGATATTGTCCTAACAAACTAACATCTTCTATTTGAGGAGTATCAAATTGATAAGGACTACCATGATATAATTTTGGAAACATCTCATTAAACTGTGCACCAGTAAATACAGGATATCCAGTATCTTGCATTAATCTATAAAATCTTTTATATAATCCTCTATCAACTCCTACATAACCAGTACTAACTCCAGGTCCTTCTAAAAATGGTATGGATAAATCTCCTAACTCATTTTTTATATAAGATTGTAAATCATAAGAACCTGAATAAGTACCCTCATTAGGATATAATTTTCCACTCTCAGGATTTCTAGCAAAATTACCTTTTATTTTTTGTTCTCTCCAACTTTGGATATTAGGTTTAAATACACCTTCTGCACTAGCTTGATTAAAAAGATTTGTTGCTAATAATTGTGGACTTGCACCAGGAGGAATGTTTAAACCTGTAGGATTATTACCATATGCTGCACCTCCATAAATAGGAATATCTTTATCTGGATTTTGTCTTAACCATTCCTGATTTATATATGGATCAGTGATATTCCAAGGAAACTGTATATCTTGATTGAAAGAACTCAAAGAAATATCTTTTGGATATTGATAAGGAGCAATATTTATATTAGGCACAAATCCTCTTTCTACATTAACATTTTCTTGAAAATCTCCAGGTGGTTGTACATTTTTTTCAATATTAGTGATATCTTGTTTTAAAAAGGCTGTATGTGTATCAGGAGCAATCTGCATAATTTTACGTTCTGATTGTTTTCTTAACCTTAATTCTTCTTTTGTTTTTGGAAGATTTTTTATTTCCCAATCATTCAAAAATCTTATATCACCATTTTTAAATGTAACTTTATTATAATGTTTTTCACTATAAGGTGGTAGACCCCATTCTGCATACGGCCATTCATTCTTAGGTATAATAGACTTATCAGTTCTATGAATAGGATAATAATCCAATACATTAGAAGAAGCAGGTAATGCTGTTAAAGGTCTATTCTGTAATTGAAGATTCTTTAACCAATCATCTGCAAGTAGTTTTTGTTGTGCTTGATATTCTTGAAAACTTATTCCAGAAACAGATGTACTTGGAGGAAGAGCATACAAAGGAGAATTCTTTCTAGTACTTCCCTTTAGATTAGTTTTCTTTACGATATCATCTAACCGCTTTGAAAACTTACGAGCAGTTCTAGCCCCTTTTGTAAGAAGTTCTAAACCCCACTGTCCCATAGGAGTGGGATCAGATGATGGAACACCAAAATCAATATCACTCCATCCATCAGGAGTGTCTACATCTATATCCATATTAAAATCACCAGGATTCATACTATAAGCTGTAGTATCTCCACCTGGATCAAAAGACTCTGTGCTTCCTCCTATTCTATTTTCCTTTAAGTTTCTAGAGTATGCAGGAAGCTTTGGCTGGCCTTCAGCTTTAAACTCATCTACGAGACCCATCCAGTCTATCCGTTGATTAATTTTCCTTCCCATACAACAATATACGAAAAATCCAAAACCTTTCCAAGCTTCCCCCCACCCTTTTCCACTTCCCCCCTACACCCCCTCAGACGGATTAAGACTTACTGATGACAAAAACAAAGATGTGTTTGGTGTTCTGATTGGGTCCTACCGTTAAGCCTCCCCCACTTAATTCTGCTTGTGGGAACCCCCCTGCAAGTTGTAAACACTAATCAGAGGGTAAATAATTTTATTATGAGCACAAAAAAAGCTGTTTATTTCAAAAAGGTAACTCGTACCAGAAAGGCTGTTGTATTCTGCGTTGAGAGACCAACTGCTGCTGCTGTTAAGGCTGCTAATGCAGGAAACGCTGGAACTGCTAGTATCCAATTTGGCGGAACTGCTATTAAGGGGCGTAAAGCGTTCCACAACTTTGGCACTCAATACTTCGTGCAAATGGACTGTACCAAGTTGAACAAGTCTGATGAGCCAAAAGTAGGCACTGAGTTCCAGATTGTAACAACTACTAAACCTGTTATCAATCAGGAAACCAAAGAAGAGTTGCCACAACTCTTTTGGGGCTATGTAGGTTAAACTAAAGGGAGTACTAGGTAACTGGTACACCCTTAAAGGCTGTCGTTGACAGCATAAGAACACTCACTCAGGGTAAGCAATCCAACTTGACCGGAAGGAAAATAGTTGCAACTTGTCCCTTTTGTGTTCTTTCTATTCCCTTTTGAAAGGTATAGTGACATATATCCCACTATATTAGGGTCAATCCCTAAGGATGGACAAATCTTTTAAGATTTTATAGGTTGAAGTAATTTTTTTTGTGCTTTTATTACGCAAAAAGAATTATTGGTACACATTACCACATATTACCACATTATACCACATAATAGTTTTTGTGGTACATAATAAATATATAGCTATCATAAGAGGTATAGGCACTTCGGGTAGAGAGTGAGTGTTGTTATTCTAGTTTCTACCTAATAGGTAATGACACCTCTTATACTCTTATGTATAGTTATTCTCTCTGTATAGAGAATAGGCATAGTAACCACAACATTAAAAATTTAAAGACATGAAAGTATTTGGATATAATCGTAAAGGTTTTTTATACATTGATACAGGTTCTCATCTTATCTCTCAACAAGTTAGTTCAGATGCATCAAATATGCTGAACAAGTATTCTACTCTTAAAGAGTTTGAGAACTATGATGTAGCTGCTAGCATTTATTATAAAGAAAAAGACTTGCAAAGGAAAGAAGCATATCATAAGAGTCAGATTGATCATAAAGGTTTAGTTGTGATAGATGAATTTGATAATGAAGAATATTTAAATGAAAAAGGCATATGATAGGTACACAATATATAATGAGACTAAGTAAACTAAGTCTTATATTAATAGATGAGCAATCAGAAGGAGAAAGGTATAAATTAGAAGTGATTGCAGTATCAGGAGAATATGAAGAGGTTATAGATATGCATATGGGTACACATTTTGATTGCATTATGTTTGCAATAGCACAGTTCACACCAGGAGAATTTGAATTAGGTGGTGAGTATAGTGATGAAGATATGGAGAGTTATCGTGCAGAGGGAAGGAATCCATGTTATTTTTGTATGAATTAAATAATTAATAGAATGAAGAAAAGATATTTAGTAGTACAAATAGGTTGCATAGAATGTGGTGTTAACTCATATCCAATAGCAGTTGTAAGCACCAAAAAGGAAGCAAAAAAGATAAAAGAAAATCATCCATCTACTTGGGATACTGAAGGGGGAGATGGTTATGTAACTATATGGGACTTAAGAGAAGTAAACAAGCACATACATAAAGATATAAAATAATGGCCAAGTTAACTAAGAAACAGAAACGTAGTATTCGTAGGAAAGTAGCTAAAGAGTTAGGTGTCTATCCTCCTAAGCATAGTATTCATAAGAGTAAGAAGGCATATACTCGTAAGAATAAGCATAAGAAAGATGATGATGAGATGAAGAAGGCTCTTATAGATTCTATTAGACAAAATAATGCTCCAACAACTGTAGGTACACCAAGTCCTAATTGGTTATATAAAGAAAAAACAAAACCATCATTATGGTATGGTGAAACAACAGGTAATATATTAAATAACAAATAGAAATGAAAGATAGATTAAGTAAAGACATGCTAAAGAAGTTAAAGAATATTGGTAAGCAAGGAGATAAAACTAAAAAGAAACCATCACATGATAAATTAGGTGGAAATCTAAAAGATGTACATATGAGAGAGGATAATAAGAATACAAAAAGATTTCTTAAAGCTCAACAGGTAGAGTATAAAATCAATAAAGATATTGCTGAGAACTATAGGCATTGGCAAGCAACAGCAATAGATGATTATAATCTTAATCCATTTGGTTGGGATGTATTTAGTATGACTAAAGAACAATTAGTTACTACATTAGGTCATTGTTATCATACTATGAAACATATTCATAGTAAATACTTAAAGACAGAAGAAGGTAGAAAAGAAGAAGAGCATTATAATAAAATAAAGAAAGAAATAGAAGATGATAACAAAAGTTAAACATATGTTAAGAAGATTTAAGAAATATAAATTTATAATACATACAGAATACATACCTGTATTATCTGTAGGTATAGGATATTCTAATGGATGCATAGGTATAATACTACCATTCTTTGTATTATCTTTTGGATTTGTAAATAAATTAGATGATGACTTACTCTTTTAAAAATATTACTATGAAACTATTAAATCAATTTAAAAAATGGAGCAGTTATAAAGAAGATGATGCATTATCACCAAGCATAAAATCATTAATCAGTAGGAAAGCACAGTTTAAAGGTAATAGTGTAAACTTATATACTATACATAATACAGATAATGTAACTGGAGTTCCATTAGAAGGTATTGTCTTAGATAATACTTATTATGGAGGGAGTGTATCACAGAAATATGATATAAATAATAAGGAAACTAATATAAAATATGATATTAATCTTACTAGTCCTAAATGGTTAAGATCAAAGCTAATAGATTTTCATTTAATGAGATTTAATAATAAATGTCAACCTTTTAGTTGTCCATTAATAGTAGTAGATGCAAAAGATATATCAATAAATTTCACTGAGTATACATATGATATTTCATTAACAAAGAATTTACCTGGTTTACAATTTCAAGATAACATTGATTGTATTAAAGAACTTACTAATCTAAGATATAAGTTAAGAGATGCAAGAAATATATTAAAAAATAATGATGTCAAAGACATCTTAAATATACTACAAGAAGATAGTATAAAAGAATTG